GGTTTGCGCCTCTTAGGTTTGCGCCTCTTAGGTTTGCGCCTCTTAGGTTTGCGCCTCTTAGGTTTGCGTCTGTTAGGTTTGCGTCTCTTAAGTATGCGCCTCTTAGGTTTGCGTCTGTTAGGTTTGCGTCTCTTAAGTATGCGCCTCTATTTTTCTCTAAACAATCTCTAATACCTTCATAGTCACCACAGAGTATGATTTTACCATTAAGTCTATTTTTTATTTCTATTTTCATCTTATCCCCTCCCAGTTCTTTGCCCTGTTTTCCACGCCCAGACTACCAGATGAGGCAAGGCGCACAACCATATTATCCACCTACCTTTGTATAAATATTAGATGTCGTCGGCATTATCAGATACCCCCATGTAGTTATCTAAAGATTGTTTTGAGATTAAAAATTGACCGTCAGCGGTGCAGTATGCCTTCAGCTTACCATTTTTAATCAGCGTCTTTAAATACACACGAGAGTAATTTAATAAGCCTATTACATGATCAAGAGTGAAATACTTTTCGTCTTCCGGATTGTCAAGAGTCTCGAACGAGGGAAGACCCATTTTCTTGGGGAAATAAGCCATCACCTCGATGTTGTCAAGATAAATACGGCTGCCAATCTTTTTCATGGTAAACTTTTTGCGGTAAATCATTTGTCGCAAAGCTTCCATGGACCGATTTAAAACACTGCATGCTTCTTGGGTTGTTAACCACGTTTTGTCTTCGTATTGAATCATTTTGATGTCCTCTCTTTAATTTGCACCATGTGAAATGTGTATTACAATATAGCATAGGTTCATAGGTTGTCAAGTTATTTTATTTTCCATTCATTGTGCGGTAGTGCATGTTGACTCCCTGCCAAAAACAACGTTAGGGTCGTCAAATAACGCATCACAACTGTTAATCATAGTAAGCACGAATGCTAATATGATTACCGCAATAAAATCCTGCATTGATTCGGTCATAATTTATTTCTCCTTCCAGCGTGAATACGCTTTTTAGTGTTTAACTTGAATTTATCGACTTCGAGTGCTAAAAATCACCAATTCGCCTATGGTTATCCCCTTTCTTTTAGTTTTCCGCTTTTTTATATTTCCGCGGCTTCATTTTCAGCAACGGATTGATCTATGGTATATATATCCATCCAGTCTGGATAGTTTTGATCGCATACTATCTTTGCATGGTCAAGGCTTTGCGCTTCAATATTACGGGGCAGCCGCCCATGCCCATAAACTTTAAATTGTGGCATAGTGTTTTAGTACCTCCCTCCTTGTTTTACTTTGTCGGCATCTGTTTGGAGCTCTTTAACGTCCCTCATTTGACGAAGGACCGCGGCGCAATCGTTTTTAATCACCCGCAAATGCTTTTTAACCAGCCCTATGTCGTCGCCCATATCTAATCGTGTGAGCGTCCGCCCCTGTGACAACTGCCAGGCGTACCAGTATGCTTTGTTTTCACCCATAATTTAAGCCTCCTTTTATAGTGTTGCTTTGTTGATTGCATCTCTTGCCAACTCAACCATTAAATCAAGCGCAGATTTCCCCATTCCTTGATCATGTGCCTTGACTAACTCTTGCAAAGCCTCCAACAATTCGGGCGCTGTTGCGATTAGTTGGGCGTTTGGATGTTTGGCTTGTGCTATTGTTAGTTCCAATCCTTTATCCGAAAAAATTTCTACATAACCTCTAAATGGACCGCCATTAGCTATCTTCCAAATTCCTTTTGTATAACTCATTTCATCCCCTTTTTTATAGTGATGTTATTAAGATAATGCTTCTATAACCTTTTGCGCTTGCTCGACTGTTAAACTATAAAGCGCAATCCATACCTTATCCCCTGAAACGTCAGCCCTTGATATATTCTTATTGGCTAAATAAAGACTATCCCCTTTTTTTTCGTGGTCCGCTAGCGGTCCTCCCTTTAAGATCTCTTTATTTTTTAAAGTTTTGTTAAAATAATTATTTGATTTTTCTAACAATTTTGTTTGTTTTTTCATTAGCTCGATATATAAAGGAATAAAGCGCCTTTTAATATCTTTTACAGCCTTTTCAACATCCTTTTTAATTGAAACATGGATTGATAAATGATTTTCGTCATACTCATATGGCGTGATATATTTACCTTGATTATCTCTCTCAAAATATGGAGATACTGAGAATGTAGTTTTCCCCGTATTGTTAATACTTGCTCTAAATGCAATTTTTCCCTGTAGACTTTGGACGTTTATCCATATGTTATGTATAAATATATTTTCTTTATCTTCACCTATCACTTGCCAGCCTAGGGCCTCTATAATATCTTTTATCTTTGAAACACATTCAAAATACAAGTTTTTTTCATGTGTTTTTATAAAAGTGTTTAACGTTTCGTGGCTTGACTGCATCTCCTCGCCCCGCTTAAATATCTTATAGCTTCCATTAGCTAACGCATAATGCAAATTATCTTCATATCTATATAGCTTTAAAAATACACCGTTTAAACTATCCGCTTGCTCAATCTCCTCGCCATAATGTGTTAACGTGTATTTTATTGTCTTTTCCATGATTTTTACCCCTTTTTTATAGTGTTGTTGTTAGTTTTGCTCCCCATCTGCCCGGTATTCATACTCGTTTGACTCTGCAAATTCCTCGAACTCTGCATAATTCATACGATATTCAATAACAGAATAGCCGTATTTTTTTAATTTGTTACATATTTCGATATATTCGTCAATTATTTTATTTTCTATCTCCTCAATTAATTGGTTTATTCGTTTATATTCATGATTATAGTAAAACAAATTATCTTCTGTTTGTGTGCATATATCTGATTCAGACGAATAACAATAATGCCCCTCGTTGGCTTTTGAATACACCCTGCCGATAGTATTGCATACGGTATCGAAGACGCTTATTTTCATATTTGGATAGTTTTTTTCTAACCATTTATCAAGCTCAAATTCCCCTGTAAAACTTAATCCATCACCCTGACAATACCTTAACGAATATTGTAGTTCTGTTTCGCTCCAAAACTCTGAAATTTGATATAATTCCTCCTTTATATCATCCTCTAAAAATGGATAATCCTCTCGATCATACCAGTCTGCAATTATTTTATCTTTTATATTATTGTCTAATTCTGCAAATTTAAATGCCTCTGTATGTGTTGTTATTAATCTCATTTTTTTACCCCTTTTTTATAGTGATGTTATTAGTTTTACATTACGTTTAGCTCTGTTCGGCACTTGTATGGCATATTTACTATCTAATAATTCAACGGCTGCGGACCTCCAGTCTTCTCTAATTATTGCCTGTTTTAATCTGATGAATTTATTTAGTCTATTGAATCCTAAATTGTATGCCATGTCTATCAGGCATAGTTGTTGAGCGCCTGACAGTGCCTCAAACGTCGATTTCCCTATATAGGACACACAATCCGCTTTCGCGATTAATATACGCCTCTCCAGCTCGATATCTGCCTCCTCCCTGGTTATGTGGTCCAGGCCCATGCCCGTGAAACCGTAGCCGATGGTTTCAATGCCCCTAGTGCACAAATATACATCTGATCGATAGCCCTCCTCCATTTTGATTTTATCTGAAACTATCTCACCAACAACATGCACCAGGCAAGCGTCTCCGAATAATATTAATACTGCCACAACCGCGCTTAACATTATTATTTTTTTAATTGTATCTCCCATTTTATGCCCTCCATGTTTTTGGTTATTATTTAACACCCCATTTTAAGGCCTCCAAAACGTCCCTTACTTCAACCGTCCAATTCTCTTTTTTTGCATGATCAATCGTGTTAGTTAACCGCTTTAAAAATTCATCGTGTGTCATAACTATATCACGGCGCCGGTTTTGCATATATAGTATATTATTTCGGCTATCATAGCGGCATTGCTTCACCTGATCATTTTTTCTAACTGTTATTTGTTTAACTAATTTCATCCTATACCCTCCTTGTTATTTATTTTTTATATCCGTTAAAATCGATTTTAAATTCCCGTCAAGAGCACTAACCAACCAATTTTCGCTAAAGGATTTTAATTTTTTCCATCCTAAATATTTGCCACCTGGAATATAGAATTTAATTGTCTTCATCTTATACGCTCCTTGTTTTTGGTTGTTTATCGTCGAGACACTTTTTACGCTCGTTGTCCCGCGTGACTATACTATGAGTATACTATACATTATACTTTTGTCAAGTGTTTTATTTTAAAGGCTTGATATGATATTGACGTCATAAAATACACTTACGTCATCTATACATTATGATACACGTTGCTACAAAACGCTCAACCTAAGCACGAGATATTTTTGACTTTGTGTTTTTGTTGGTTTTTAGTGCTCAGGTTGATCGTTTTGTAGTAACGCGTAGCTGTTTGTAGTAGTAGGCGCAAGCCCTCCAGTAGCAACATGTTAAGGCGGATATGCTTCTACATACCCCTTATAATCCTCAACTTTTATATTTTATTGTATAGTATAGGGTGTGGGGTGTGGGGCCGTGTAGTTGTGGAAGTTTGCACTTTTTTGGGGGGGGGGTAGAAGCATATTTGACGTAAGTGATTCCTAATTTCGCCGTTGCTTTTGGCACATGTTGTCACACCTGCGATGTTATGTTACACCGCCATCGTATTGTTATGCCGTCCGGTCCTCGCGATGTTATGCCGTCCGGTCACCCAGGCCATCGTATTGTTATGCGGTCCGGTCACCCGGGCCATCGTATTGTTATGCAGCCCGGTCACCCAGGCCATCGTATTGTTATGCGGTCCCGTCACCGGGCTGCATAGGTATAGACCATTATATCACCCCCACCCCCCTGTTTGCGGAGGGTACGGGCGACCGTTAACCCCCATGGTTGTTTATATTAAATATTATAGTACCCCACGCTTACGCTCGTCCCAATCCTACACAACTACCACAGGTATCCAATCCTACACAACTACCACAGGTATCCAATCTTACACAACCACCACAACTACCACAACTATCCTACACAAGGCTTAAGCTCACATATCCCAAGGTAATAAAAATAACTTGACAAAAATAAAAAAATATACTAACCTAACACCATGTTAATTTTGTCATAATAAAAACGAAAGGAATAGTATTATGGGAACGAACGCTGCACCAAAAAGAGGATTCAAAGTTAGAGTAGTTGGAGAGTATTACGCCCGATCAAAACATGACGCGGGAAAGAAGGTTGTAAAGTCTTATGATTTTGAAGCAAACATTCCGACGCTGACATGCGCATTAAATACAGTAAAGAACAAATTGTTGACACCAGTGTTGAAAAATATTCATTCAGATTATGTGTCCTATCGTACGTACCACATTACTGAGATCACACCTCTTGACGAGAAGTCTAAGCTGCATATGAACAAAATTGAGATTCAGTACATGAGCCGGCAAGCTCTGGTTGACTATATTGGGGAGCATGCGCTTCCTGTGGATTCTCGCCTGTACCCTAGTTTGTTTAAACTCCGCGTCGCTGTTACTGAAGCGAAGACCGACCCGGATACATATTTGAAAAAGCTCGCGTTACGGAAGTCTGATCTGGAAATGGATCTTCAGATTGAGGACCTTAATCCAGGATTGCATGACCGACCTGAAACTCCGGCTAATGTTTCTATGGCTAACACCGTGCCAGATAAGACTAAAGCAATTAAGAAAAATATCACACCTGAGAAGATTGAGCAACAAGCTACGGACAGGGTTAAGGGTTTGCGTAAGGATATGATTAAGACTGGCGAGCATGGTGATACTTCGGAGGATGAGGCGCTGGATGTATGAGTTAGCTCCTATCATCGAGAACTATGCCACTAAGCTAAAGTGGATTAAGGGGAAGCCTGTCATTATAGGGAAGCCTATAATTGACGCGCCTATGGACACCCGACTGAAGGACCTACTAATGGAGGCGATGAATCTACCTTATGATGGTAGAGACCCTCAATATGTAGGACTGAGTAAGGGTGAGGCTATTATCATTGGTCTGATTGATCAGGCGTCTTTGGGTGATAAAGAGGCGCGTAAAGAAGTTCTGGACAGGGCACTAGGGAAGCCTGTACAGAATATTAAATCCTTAACAGTAAAAGGCAGCATCGAGGATTTCTTGGATGGGATTGATGCCCCAAGGCCAAGAGCTGAAGTTGAGACTGTTGATGTCACAGTCATTAATGAGGCGGACGACATATGAGTAATGTAGATCAACAGCGGGCACGGAAGATAAAGGAGATACGATCTAATCTCCCCTATTTTGCAGAGCTATGCCTTAAGATTAAATACAAAGGGAAGGACAGAAGCAAGGCAGGGAAGATTGAGCCTTTCGTATTTAACAAAGCTCAATGGTATATCCATGAAAAGATTGAGGAGCAGAAAAGACGTACTGGCAAGGTTCGGGCGTTAATATTAAAGGGTAGGCAACAAGGTGCGTCAACCTATACTTCTGCAAGATTTTTCCACAAAACTATTTTTGTCCCGGGTACGGGAACATTTATTTTATCTCATCAAGCCAAGACTACCGGACCACTTTTTGATATGGTCAAACGGTTCCTTAAGTATATGCCGGAAGTCATTGCGCCTGAAGTAGACACAGCCAATAAGAATCAAATTAAGTTTTCTGATCTGGAATCTGAGTACACCGTCGGGACGGCAGGTAACGAGGACTTAGGTCGGGGGCTGACTATTAAACAGCTCCATTGTTCTGAGGCTGCTTGGTACGGAAAGACAGACGATCTCGAAACAGGATTGTTCCAAGCGGTGTCTGATGCAGACGACACAGAGATCATCCACGAGAGCACAGCTAATGGCATGAACAATATGTTCTATCGAAAAGCGATTGACGCTATAAAAGGTCATGGTGAGTTCATTTTGATATTCACACCATGGTTTTGGCAAGACGAATACCGTACCACGACACCAGAAGAATTTATCATAACAGAAGAAGAAAAAGAATTAGCTAAGATATATGATTTAGATTTGGAGCAGGTAAACTGGCGACGTAATAAAATTGTTGACTTTGGCGACGAGTGGAAGTTTAAACAAGAATACCCGATGAATGCAATGGAAGCCTTTATCATTTCCGGGGATGCGTTTCTATCGGCTAAAATTCTTATGGAAGCTCGCAAGACACAGCTAACTAATATCAATCAGCCAAAGATTCTTGGGCTTGATTGTGCGCGTACGAATGATCGCTTAGTTTGGGTTTTGAGGCAGGGTCGAAAAATATTATGGTACAAAGCGATTGATGGGAAAGATATTCCAGAAGACCCAACAATCCCAATCTCCCACGAGACTGAACGGATTATTCAAAGAGAGGGCGTTGATAAGTGTTTCATTGATTTTGGACAAGGCTATGGAGTCATTGACTTTCTTCGTGCTTCGGGGTATAAAGATATAGTACAAGGGGTTTACTTTTCTAAGGGGGCTTTCCAGAAAGATCGCTTCCTGAACAAGCGGGTGGAGATGGCTTTTTCGCTAAGAGATTGGTTGGAAGATGGGCCTTGTGATATTCCCGACGAGGATGACTTCTTTTCCGATCTTCTTATAACTCCTATGTACTTAGAGAGTCCGACTAAGAAAATGTATTTAGCATCGAAACAGAAAATAAAACAATTATATGGAGTATCTCCGGACATCTTTGATGCGACGATAATGACTTTTGCTTATCCTGTCTCAGCAAGACTCCGGGGGTCGAAAATTCGCAGAACAAGTCAAACTGATACGAAAAGAAAAAGCGAGCTGACGACAATTAGGCGCGTGAATGGAACCCAGAAATCAATGGGGTCTACTAGCGTAAATGTCCGTTATTAATTTTTTAATTTAGGGGGTATAGTATGTCAACAAGTTTTTTCTCAAAACAAAAAAAGGAGAGAGTATTAGTAAAAGCTAATGAGGATAATAAAGCTAGAGCCGATGCAGCAGCGGCAGCAGCAGCATCAGCAGAAACAGTACAGCAGGCTGAAGCACGGATAGCCGCAGAGCAGCAAGCCGAGGGGACTGCGAAGACAAAGAAAGCCGGTGCTTTTTTAAAGAAACGACAGGCACAAGGATTCGGGTCAAACTCTAATGTAGCTAAACCCTTTTTATTAGCTCTATAAATGAAAGGGAATATATGACATATAAAAGTAAAGTATCGATAGTAAAAGGCCGGTATGATGAAGGGATTAAACGGAAACAGAATTGGCTAACAATGTATCAGCTTACGGGGGAATATGTAATGACCCGAAAGCAGAACTTTCTTTCCACATCAATGCCGGGTGAGTTTTTAACAGAGCAGCTTTTTTCTTCTGCGGCCCCAGAAGCAAACCGAACAATGGCTTCCGCTATTCTTGGTAATCTCTGGCCCAATGGTGGGCGATCATTCAGGATTCAAAGACCACGTAACATTCCAGATTCTACGCCAGTGAAAAAGTATTACGAAGAGGTGTCTACAATCCTTGCGGATAATATGGATCTTCCGGAAGCTGGATTGTCTGTGGCTCTTAGTGAGTATATGTTAGATCAAGGGGCTTTTGGTATCAGTGGTATTTTCACTGAAGCGACAGGAGACCTTTTTGCGCCGCTACGGTACCGCGCTATCAATGTTAAGAATATGGTCGTTGAGGAAAATAAAGATGGGTTGATCGATACTGTCTTTATTGATATTCAGTATAACGTTGATCAAGCAGTTAAAGAGTACGGCGTCGACAACGTGAGTAAAAAAGTTAGAGACATGTGGACGAAAGGGCAGTTCTATGAGAAGGTCCGCGTTCTTCAACTAATTGAACCGAGAAGGGATAACCGTTTCGGTTTTGGTAATAAGAGCATGCCTATATCCTCCATTCATATTGAGTGGGACACAAATAAAATCTTACGTGAGAGTGGCTTCAATCAAATGCCTATTGCTGTTGCGAGGTTCTCAAAAGCGTTAGGTGAGATATATGGAAGATCACCAGCTATGTTTGCGATGTCAGCCATATTGCGTCTCAACCTCGCGTGGGAGCTCGTTATGCGTGCAGGGGAGAAACAACTCGACCCTCCTCTATATTTACTCGACAACGGGGCAATAGGTGGCGGGGTAGTGGATTCTTCAGCCGGAGGGTTAAGTGTATTTAACACGACCAGTCAGAATGAAAAATCTCCTGTTGGCGCGCTATTTACCGTTGGAGATATGGGACCTATTGCTAATCTGATAGAGCAATTAACAGTCGATGTGTCAAAAGCCTTTTTCATTGACCGACTAATGGACCTGAATAACCAAACCCGTATGACGTTGGGTGAGGCTCAAATTCGTGATCGGTTTAGGGGTGAGGGGTTAAGCGGTACGTTCAAGCGACAAGAGACAGAATTATTTAGTCCAGTAATCAACTCTTCCTTTAATATCCTTCTTGAGACGGGATTATTAGGGGTGGTAAAAGGTTCTGATAAAGAACAAGAGCTGATTGAAGCAGGGTTGGTTCCTCTTTACATACCGGAAGACATAGTGAAAGCAATGAACAAAGGTCAAAAGGTATATGATATAAAATATGTTTCCCCAGCGAATCGCATTATGCGGATCGAAGAACTCCAAGGGCTCACACAAACTCTCGACATCACACTAGGGATGATGGCAGGAGGGCTATCTGAGGCAGGTGATAATTTAGATGTCGATGATATTGTGAGGCAGATTACAGAATTGACCAGCGGAACAGACCGAATATTGGTTTCTAAAAAAATAAAAGAAGATATACGTAAAGCGCGGGCTGAGAGTGCTAAGATGCAACAGCAAGTTGAGTTAGCACAAATAGGGGCAGATGTTGCTATGAAGGGTGCCCAAGCGCAGAGTATGAGACAAGGAGCTATAAGTGGTAGACCAAAGGGATAAACACGAAATACCAAACAAGATTCAAAAAGCAATTACTGAGGTAGCTCAAACGGCAGAGGGTCAAGAGCTATTTCAGTATCTTATGAGGCAGTGTCATTTCCATACAAGTTCAATCGTAGGGGATCCAAATACGCATGAGATTATGGTATATGGGACATTATTTAACGAAGCTAACCGGAGGATATATTTAGACCTTAGACGTTATATTCCGCATGCAATCAGAAGAAAAATAGAAAATTAAAACAAAACAGGAGAAGATAATGAGAAAATGGTTATGGTTTTTAAGAGACAATAAGGGTTTGATACGCATTTGCCGTTCGCCTGAAGGCGGAGAAGGTGGGGGTGGTGAAGGTGGAGAAAGTGGGGATGAGAGTGTAGGAGTGAAAATTGACATGCAGTATGGTAGTATAGGGGAGAAACACGTCCCTATTGATATCAATATGGCAGAAGCCCTTCCTCCGGAACACCGCGACAAGGAGTATTTCAAGGATATTACTTTTGAGAAGATGACGAATGAGTTCGTTAATCTTCAAACAAAGTTGGGCGAGCGTCCGACTGTCGGAGCCCCGGATGTAAATTCTTCACAGGAGCAGAGGGATGCGTTCTATAACTCCTTGCGTCCTAAGGGGATGGATGAATATACCTTTCCTGAAACTGATTTTGCTAAGGCAAATGCGGGAGATGAGAATTTTAAGAAGACATCCGAAGATTTTCAAACAAATATGAGATCAGTTTTTCACGAAGCTGGAATCAGTCAGCATCAAGCCGACAAGTTGACCGTGGGGTACGATAAACTTTTGGAGACCGCAGAAGCTAAAATTGTAGCAGATGATGAGAATTTTGACCAAAAGATTACAGATACTTTTGGGAAGGACGGACGCGAGGCGGCGCTTACTCAATCTAAAAATCTTATGAGAGATAATATTCCAGAAGATATGAAACCTCTTTTGAATAATTTGTCTAATGATGCCCTGTTATTGTTAACTACAACTCTTCAGTCTGTGCATAAGAAGTACATATCTGAGGACAAAATAGGTCCTGGAAGTCCGGGGGCGGTAGGGGATACAAAGGCTCTTCGAGCAGAAGCTATGACTATTTATCAATCTAAGGAGTATCGTGATTTCCGTAATCCGGGACATGATTCGGCTGTTGAGAAATATAAATCCCTCTACGGACAGATTGGGGCAATACAAAAAGCGGAGGCCACAACAAAAAGATAAAAAAGAGTTGACAGAAAATTAGTTATGTGATTATAATAGAATTAGTGGGGAGCGTTAAACACGTCCATTGGTAAAGCCTACCCATGGCGACACGTCCGGAAAAGGGGAGCGTATTGAGAGAAAGTTTATGATAAACCTTTTTTAATACTAATGGGAGTTTAATATGTCAGCTCAAATTGAAACAGCACAGATTATCCAGTTTTCAGATGAAGTCCATGTTGAAGCGCAGCAAATGAAAGCTCGTTTTGCCGGGATCTTTCCTGTTAAGCAAATGCGGGGAAAGGCTTATGCCTATGACGGTGTAGGTTCTATTGAAGCACAGGAACTTAACGGACGTTTTAATGCAGTAACGTTTAGCGATCTGAAGATTACTCGACGTAAGATCGGAAGGCGACGTTTCTCGCTTACCATCCCTATAGATGAGGATGATGTATCTAAAGTTCTTTTGAATCAGGAACGCGAATACCAAAAAGCATGTGCAATGTCCATGGCCCGCGTACATGATCGCATTGGTGTTGAAGCTGCGCTTGCTGATGTTTTAACTGGGGAAGATTTTGATACTACAGTAACGTTTGCCGCTGATGGTGGTTCTACAGTAACAGCGACAGGGGGCATTGTCTATGCAGATCTTTTGACCGTTACACAGAATTTTATCGACGAGGATGTTGGGAACGATATGCTTGAAGATTTTATTTTCTGTATTTCTGGTGATGAGAATACAGCGTTAATGCAGGAGACTGAATTAACGAGTGGAGATTTCACTCGTCAATTTGCTGTCGAAAAAGGAAGTTTAGTCGATGTTGTAGGTATGCGAATCATTAAGTTCGCGGCAAATGCGACTAATCCTATTCTTGATGTTACCTCAGGTGTTCGTTCTTGTTTGGCTTTGAGTTCTCGTGGACTCTGCTATGCTATGCCAAAGCAGTTCGAAATCAAGGTGCAAGAGAGAACGGACTTAGTTCAGACTAAGCAAGTTCAGGTGAACTGGACCTTGGGCGCAGTTCGTACCGAGGGTGTTCTTGTTCAGAGAGTAACTACAACCGACTAATTTAAGTATAAAATAATGGAGGACCCTTATGAGTTTTGACAAAGTTGACACTAATGTAGCTGCGGGAAACGCAACAGATGCGATTAAGTCGAGTGGAGTGAAAGAGGTTGTTCGAGTTATCACCTTTGAGACTGAAGCCACTGATGAT